CGCCCGGACATCTACCCGAACCCGACGGACGGCCTACCGGCAGAGAAATCCGGGGAGGCCGCTTGATGGTTTCCATTAAAACATTCCAAGCACCAGCAAATACCCGGATGACCGGGGGTGGTTATTTGTACAGGTCTTTAAGAGGAGAGTGATATGACTGAAACAGAAAGTGCGAAGGAACCTGAGCAGTCAAGAAAGGTTGAGCTGGAAACTGAAGAAATCCGCTGGCGGATGGAGCAGGTCGTGAAGATGGGGCTTCAATACCGGGACGATCTCGACGACCTTGCCAGAGAGTTCAATCGGGCCCTGGAAGTGGTCAAAAACGGCGACACACAGGGCCCTGAGACTTAATCCCCGTCGCCGCCGGCGGAGGCATCTTTTACGGCACGGAAGATCTTTTTATAAGTCTCGATTGATTGGTCAGCGCCAGGCTTGTGCTTTTTGCCGTCAACTACGCCGTTGTTGATCAGCGCAATCACGATATCGGCGGCAATGCGTTCAGGGGAATCGTTTTCACAGGACATGGAGCCCTCCTTTGTGAGTTTGTTGGTTTGGCGACTGAACAATAGCAGGGGTAAGGGCTCCACCCACTTAGACAATGGCAGCAGCGCCAGCTGGCGGCGCAAATAGCCAGACAGGGTTACGCGGTCAATGCCCTGGTTTGATGCAACCGGAGATAGGCGCCCGGCCATAGGAAAGCCGCAGCACGAGCCGAAGGGCCTCCTTACCCAGCCTGGTGATCGTGTGTAGTTCCTGCGCTGCAGGGCGTATCCGGGAAGGCTCTGCCCTCTGACCAAGGATGACCTGGCAGGTCCCCAGCCTGCGCAAGTCAGCAGAGCCTTCCACGAATACGCGAGTGACAGCATGAGCAAAAGACCACGTGAAAGCCTTGGCGAGTGGAACGCCTACGTAGCAGCTGGCGCAGATCGGGAAGAACGGAAAGCCCGGCTGGCGGAATGCCCGCGTCACTTTAAAGAGAGCGTGACGTGTCACGTTCGCACGGTTTTCGAAATGCGCAAGCGGAGCAGGCAATGCCAGACAAGCTAGAAATAGTCCTCCCCTGGCCACCGAAGGCACTGAACCCGAATGCCAGGGGCACTGGTCGAAGAAAGCGAAGGCAGCGGAGATGTACCGCTACACCTGCCGGGTTATGGCCCGCGAGGCCATCAACAAGGGCCGGTGGGATCTAAAGCCCCTTCGGGATCTGGTCGAGGCTGGCGGACAGATTCATGTGTTCCTGGACTTCCACCCGCCCAACCGCAGGGCAAGGGACGACGACAACATCATTGCCGCATTCAAGGCTGGCCGGGATGGGCTGGCGGATGCACTGAAGATCGATGATTGCCACTTCCGGACACATCCGTTCCTGCAGCGCGACGAGATCGTGAGGCCGGACGGAGAGGTTCGTGTGGTAGTCACGGGGAAAGGGCCAACGGCCTGAAAAAAGAAAACCCGGCTCAAACGGTGCGCAAACACCTCGCCGGGTCAAATAGTCGAGGTACAAAGTATGAACGATTTGATTACGGCAAGCAACACAGAGCAACTCACGATGAGCAGCCGGGAGATCGCCCAGGTTGTGGAGTCCCGTCACGACAAGGTAAAGCAATCGATTGAGCGCCTCGCAGAGCGAGGTGTAATCCAACTTCCCCCAATGGGGAATGTTAAAAATCATCGAGGCCAAACGGTCTCGGAGTACCAGATCGGCAAGCGTGACAGCTATGTGGTGGTTGCTCAGCTCTCGCCAGAGTTCACGGCCCGCCTGGTAGACCGTTGGCAGGAACTGGAAGAGCACGCCGCCCTACCCTCATGGGTCCGCAACCTAAGCCGAGCCGCAAGGATCGCACTGGAGGACCTAAGCGCCCAGGTCGAGCACTACAAGGACGAGACGAACCGCCTCAATGCCGTGTGCAACGACTTGGCCGAGAATCTTAAAGCAGGCCTCACCCCTGTGGAGTTCTGCCGGATGCTCAATGGCGTCAATCTGAACCGCGTTCAGGCCGTCCTGGTCGAGCGCAAGCGCCTTCTCAAGACCCAGCACGGCTACCGCAGTGCCGCCGCCTACCGAGACAAGCTATTTACCGAGCGCCGGTATCTGAACAAGGAGGATCGGCCCTGCGAGAAGGTAATCCTGACCCAGAAGGGTGCGAAATGGCTCTATTCCCAATATGAACAGGGTCAGCTCGAAATGCGCAAAGACTGGGATGGCAACTACACACACATGCTTTTCGATAACGAGGAAAAGGCTGCATGAGTATTATCGATCTGATGGCGCGCCCCATCGCATTCAATCGCGCCTTCGTGGATCTTGGCCTTGGCATGTGCGGCGCAATGATGCTGTCCCAGTCACTTTACTGGCGAACAAGGACCAGGAACCCAGATGGGTGGTTTTACAAGTCTCAGGCGGAATGGCAGGACGAGACGGGCATGACCAGGCGTGAGCAGGAGACTGCCCGGCGCCGACTGACAAAGGCAGGGTTCCTTCAGGAGGAGCGCAAGGGAGTTCCCGCCCGACTGTATTTCCGAGTGGACATTGAGGCTGTCGAAGCTGCCCTGAAAGCGCTGTCATCCAGTTTGGCGGAAAGCGCCAATCAAGAGTGTACAGCCAACAAAAACAACAGTTTGGCGGAAAGCGCCAATCAAGAATGTACGAACGGTGCAGCAAGTATGGCGGAATCCGCCATTCAAGAGTGCACGAATCCGCCAGACAGTGATGGCGGAAAGCGCCAATCTATTACAGAGATTACTACAGAGACTACAGCAGAGATTACGGCAGAAAGATCGTCCGGACCTGATCGGCCGGACCCGCCTTTGGCCACTTCCAGCGAAACTGAACCTGAGCCCAACCCTGAGCCCTCAAGGCCAGACGCCGCCATTGAGAACGGTCGCTTCTGGGGGACTCAAGACGATCTCGACCTGGCCGTTTGGATGTGGGATCGGCTTGCTGAACAGCTCGGTCCTGACAAGCCTAGAGCCCCTAACTTCTCCAGATGGGCCAACACAATCCGGCTGATGCGCGAGCAGGACGGCCGGGAGCATCGGCACATCCGGATTTTGTACGACTGGGCCCGCCAGCATGAATTCTGGGCAGCGAACATCCAGAGCCCCGACAAGCTCCGCGAGAAGTGGTCCAGGCTGGCACTGCAGCGCAAGACCGAAATGCGCAAGCCTAGTGCCGAGTCAGACCTCGACCGAGCCGCCGAGCTCCGAAGAATCCATGAACAGCGCATGTCCAGTCAGCAGGGGGTTACCTATGAACACTAATGACCTCGAAGCCTTCGACTCGCTCTGGACACAGGCCTATGAGATCTACGGCAAGCGCATGGAGCCTAGGGTTGTTTACATGGTTTTTCAGTCGTTGATCGCTTTCTCTCTGGCGGACATCGAGCGCGCTATTTCCAGGCACGTAACAAACCCGGATACCGGCCAGTATCCGCCAAAGCCTGCCGATATCGTCCGATTGCTTCAGGGTAGCAGCCAATCCGCCAGCGGCGAGGCCTGGGCAAAGGTCGATCGCGCCATTCGGTGTGTAGGCAACTACCGCTCCGTCGTCTTCGATGACCCTAAGATTCACGCAGCCATCGAGCGACTAGGAGGATGGCAAAAAATCAGCATGACTGAGGAGAAGGAATACCCATTTCTCCGGAATAACTTCCAGAAGCTTTACCAGGGCTTCACCGTCCAGCCTCCCCAGTCTTTCCCGCGGAAGCTGATCGGCACCTGTGAGCACGAGAATGGCCAGCACGACGGTTTCAACCGAGGTCGCCCTCAAGATGAGCCGGTCATGATTGGCAACCCGGAAAAGGCGCGATTGGTGTACCAGGGCGGCGGCGATATGGGTGTGGCCCGCATTCAGCAGCAGGGCACCAAGGAGTTTTTGGAGCTGGCGGTGGATAGCGCCACAAAACGCATCGGAGGCGTCCATTGAGAAAGGCGGCCGGCCCATCATTCCGCCAGCAGCGCCGACCACTGGCCAAGTGCCCGACCTGCAACGGCACAGGCATGGTTCAGGGCCTTTTCCATCAAATGCCCTGCCATGACTGCAACGGCGGGAGGGTTGTGGACAAGGAAACCGGGGAGGCGCTCCCGGCAGAGGAATTGGTGGTGCAGCTTACCCTGTGGCTTGAAAGGTCAAGGGAGGAGAATCGCCAGCTCAAGCGCCAGCTGGCGGACGAGCGGGCCAAAGACAACAGCCGGGGCTATGGGGCTGGCGGATCACGGTACCACGGAGACTGACATGCTGAAGAAAACAGCGCCGATTCACTCAAAGAAGATCCGGGACGCCGCCAGGGGCCAGCCCTGCACCGCCCAGATTGTCGGTGTGTGCAATGGCGACTGGTCGACAACCGTGTTGGCTCACCTGCCGGACGAGAGCCACGGCATCGCCCGGAAGAGTGACGACCTGTCCGCCTGCTTTGCCTGCGACTCATGCCATAGCGTGATCGATGGCCGCATGAAGTGGCCACCCATGGAGCGGGAGCACAAGGACTGGTACCTGAGACGAGCGCAGACCCGCACCTGGCGGGCTCTGTTTGATCTGGACGTAATAGGCATCAAGGGGGCGGCATGACATCGCGGATGGACATCATTGGCCAGAACGGAAACGACGGCGAGCATTACCAGGAACAGGGCATCAAGTACGACCAGGAAAAGCCCCGCATGGACCTGATCCCGCCACTGATGGAGCTCGAAACGGCCAAGGTGCTGACGGTGGGTGCGATCAAGTACAGCGACGATAACTGGCGGCAAGTGCCGGACCTTCGAAGGCGGTACATCGCCGCTGCCAGGCGACACATTAACGCCCTGAGCCAGGGCATCATGCTGGACGATGAAACCGGCCTGCACCATGCCGCCCATGCGGTGTGTTGCCTGATGTTCCTGGGCGAGGTTGAGCTGGAAGCTCTTATCACTGAATAAGGGCCGGTCATGCGATTGCCGAAAAGCGTACAGGAAATCGCCGATGTCATCGGATACCACAAGGCACTCCGGCTTGTCCGGGATCTTCCGCCCTGCGGAAAGCGTGAGCGCCGAAGGAATATCTATATCCCCAAGCCCCACAACCTCAAGCCCGACCACCAGCTGGTGAAGCTCGTGGGCTGGGAGGATGCCATGGCCCTGGCAGAGGAACACGGAGGCCGGGCTATCCAGCCCGCTGAATGCCGATATGTGGAACGGGCCATCATCGAGGACCGGCGCATCCTGGACTGGCACGACCTGGGCTATACCGCCCGGGAAGTCGCCGACAAGCTCGGCATCAGTGAGAAATGGGCTACAGCCGTCATCGATGCCCGAGCCATGCACGAGGCTGGCTCCGACATCGAGGTCATCGCCCATTCAGTCAAGATCAGCCCCCTGACGCTGGGTTACATCCTGCGCATCGATATCGGCGGGGATCAAGGCCCCGTAAAGCCCCGAGGCCAGCGCAGACCACCGAAGCCGCAGCTGCCCCTTGAACTGTGAACCAGTGCCAGTGACCAAGAAACCGCCAGCGACCGATCATAAGGCCAGACCTTTACATCGGAGTGCAGCAGATGCCGGAAAAAACGACCAGAAGCGGGGGCGACATCAGCTCCTGGGAGCGCCACGGCCAGACCATCATCGCGGGGCTGATCCTCGCGGCCATTGTCTGGGTCGGCAAGTCAGTGACCGACCTGAGCGGGACCATGGGGGTGGTCCTGAGCCGACTGGATACCCTGGAAGCCAACATTTCGGCCATGGATGAGCGGTTCGACCGTTACCAGACCAAAGCCGAAGCCGCCTCACAGCGGGAGAATATGCGCCTGATTAACCAGATCCTCGAGGGCCGCATCGAAAGTCTCGAAAGAAAGCAAAGGCAGTAACGCTATGCGCCAGATCAAGTACCTGGTCGTCCATGTGAGCGACAGCCCAAAGGACCGGGGCGATACCGCCGAGCACATCCACCGCTGGCACCAGCAACGCGGCTGGTCCGGCATCGGGTACAACGCCGTGATTACCGGTGACGCCGAGCTACAGCCCGGCAGGCCCGACTACTGGCAGGGAGCCCATGTTCGGGACTTCGACAAGGACGGCGAGGGCGACAACTCCGACAGCCTGGGCATCTGCATCATTACCGATACTGCACCCGATGAGGATCAGCTGAGGACGCTGGAAGGTTGGCTGCACATCAAGCTGCTGGAGCATCCAGAGGCCGAAGTGGTTGGCCATCGTGATCTGGACAGCCGCAAGACCTGCCCGAACATGGACATCCCCGCATGGTGGGCCAGCCGAAAAAAGTACCGAATCGACTAGAGGACAGCGCCATGATGCCCGTTATTGGTGATCTCATCTCCGCAGGCAAAGACCTGATTAAATCGTATTTCCCGCCTGATCTGTCCCCAGAGGAGCGCGCCAAGGCTGAGGCCCGGCTGGCAGAGCTGGACCGCAACGCCAGAGCACAGGCCCTTGAGTTCCAGGCACGCATGGAGTCCGAGCTCACCGAGCGCCTCAAGACCGACATGTCCTCAGACAGCTGGCTGAGCAAGAACATCCGGCCGCTTGTTCTCGTGTACCTCATGGGGGCCTGGACGCTGTTCGCTGGCTTCAGTCTGTACGAGCAGCAGGTCGACGCGGCCTATGTGGAGATGCTGAAGCAGATGCTGATGGCCGCGTTCGGTTTCTATTTCGTCAGCCGTGGCGCGGAGAAGATAACAACCATTCTCAAAGGCCCGCCTCGTGACCAGCCTAAACGATAACCCGCTGATTTTTTTAGGTACTCCCCGGTAGGGGGTGCGTTGCGGGTGTGAGGGGGCGCGGTTTTTGGTGTGAGCGACGCATCCAGAATCCGGTTGATTGTTGTCATAGGTGTATGAAATCACATGGCGTTTAAAGGCAAAGGCAGGCACGTAAACCGCGAAGAGCTCGCGGAAATCTTCGGCGTGTCGCTGAACACGATCACCAGCTGGCTGAGAAATGGATGCCCGTATGAGCAAAAGGGCAGGCAGGGCAAACCCTGGAGGTTCAACACCCGGGACGTGTCTGAATGGCGAGAGGAGCAGGCACAACTGAAGGCCACCGGCGATGGCCCGATGGATGAAACGGAGCTGAAGCTCAGAAAGCTAGCCGCCGAAGCCGCCCAGGCCGAACTGGATCTGGCCCGCGACCGGAAGCAGCTCGCACCGGTTGAAGAGTTCCAGCGTGCCTGGGCCATGCAGAGCGCCGTGATCCGGGCCAACGTCATGAACGTGGCTGGCCGCGTCGTCAGTCAGCTGATCGGAGAAACCGACGAGGCCCGCTTTAAGGAAGTCCTGCAAGCCGAGCAGATCCAGGCACTGGAGTCGGCGGCGGAAGCCGATATTGAGCTGGAGCCGGAGGAAGAAGAGCTGGATGAACTCTGACGTTGTTGCGCAGTTCAGCAATCCGTCTGAAGTGGTTCGCGCCCTCAAGCGAGCCACCCGACACCTGATTCCACCGGCACCGCTCAAGCCGTCCGAATGGGCCGAGGAAAACGTCCGCATCCCGGCCGGAAACGCCATCCCCGGCCCGATCCGTTTCGACAATGCCCCGTACCAGCGTGAACCGATGGACATGGCGGTCCATCCCGGGTGTCACCGGATTACGCTCATGTGGGGCGCGCAGGTAGGCAAGACTCAGGCTGCGCTGTGCCTGCAGGGCTATTACATCTCGCATGAACCCAAAAGCCAGATGATGATGCAGCCCAGTCAGGGCGACCTGACCACCTGGCTGGAAACCAAGTTCAATCCGTTGGTGGACGCGAACCCGGGTCTGCAGGAGCTGCTGGCCAAGCCGAGAAGCCATGAGGGCGTCAACAACCAGCGCATGAAGTCCTACCCGGGCGGGTTCATGATGTTCGCCTGGGCAGGCTCCACCAAAACCATGCGAGGCCGGTCTGCACCGGTCATCATCGCGGACGAAATCGACGGCTACAGCGGCTCGGATGAGGGCGACGAGGTTCAGCTGCTGTGGCAACGGGCCGCGACGTTTGGCGACCAGCGCCTGCTGTTTGAGATCTCCACCCCGACCATCAAGGACGCCAGCCGGATCGAATCGTCTTTCGATGCCGGCGACCAGCGCCGGTTCTATGTCGCCTGCCCTCACTGCGACGAGCCCCAGACCCTGAAATGGGATCATGTGGATTGGGACAAAGACGCCGAAGGCAACCACCTGCCGGAAACGGCCCGGTACACCTGCCACTCGTGCGGCGGGATCTGGAACGATGGCGA